GGTAGATCATTATCTAAACACAGACTACCTAAATGGAAAAGATATGGAAAAAGTGGCTTGCCTTATACCGCTGGGTGTGGTAAAGTCGCAATAGTTGTTGAGGACTGTGTAAGTGCAGCCGTTGTTGGTTACGGTAACTTTGTCGGGGTTGCGCTTCTTGGCACATCATTGCAGGAATCGCATAAAAGGTATCTTGCACAGTTCTCAACAGCAGTCATAGCATTAGACCCCGATGCTTTACCTAAGACACTAGCTATGGCAAAAGAATTACGTGGACACGTGAACGATGTTCGTGTACTACGTTTAATAGATGACTTGAAATATCGTAACCCGACAGATATGGAGAATGTAAATGGAATTATCTCTGATTAGAAGTTTAATGGACAAAGAGTTCTACGAGGATCATCGTGGCTCTCGCTGCCCTGACAGATTGTTTAGTACTGATGTACGCAAGATCAAGCAAGCCATTGACGCAGCTATGGACAGATACGAGCGTACTGTTACGCCAGATGAGATTGAGGCTTTGTTCATGGCTAACAATCCAACGCTTACTACCGCACAGAAGGCATCCTACAATAGCCTCTTTGGTCAGATCAAGCGTGAGCAGCCGATGGGTGGAGACATAGCACAAGAGGTATTGTCAAAACTATTTCAGCAGGTTATTGGTGAAGACATTGCTAACTTAGGTTTTGATTATGTGAATGGTGACAAGTCTAGTCTTGAGCCATTACGTCAAATGCTTGAGCAGTACGGTGATGACTTCACGCCTAACCTAAACATTGAATGGGATGATATAGAGTTAGAGACATTGCTTGCTCGTAATGACCTTGAGGCACGATGGACATTTAATATACCTAGCTTGGTTCGTAAGGTTGAGGGTGTGAATGCTGGTCACTTGATTGAGATTGGTGCGCGGCCTAATACTGGTAAGACATCCTTTCATGCCAGCTTGATTGCATCACCGGGTGGCTTTGCCCATCAGGGTGCTAACTGTATCATCTTGTGTAATGAGGAAGGCTATCACCGTGTCGGTGCAAGATACTTAACTGCAGCCACAGGCATGACTATGCAAGAGGTAAAGGCTAATCCAAGTAAGGCACGTGACTTGTATGCACCTGTAAAGGAACGCATCAAAGTCAAGGATGCCACAGGACGTGACATGAATTGGGTAGAGAGCGTATGTAAGGCATACAAGCCTGACATAGTTCTTTTGGACATGGGAGATAAGTTTGCTAAGACAGGCGGGTTTGCTCGTGCAGATGAAGCCCTCAAAGCTAACGCAGTTCACGCACGTATGATTGCCAAGCAGCATGAGTGTGCGGTGTTCTATATGTCTCAGCTATCTGCAGAGGCAGAAGGTAAGGTTGTGCTTAATCAATCAATGATGGAAGGCTCACGTACAGGTAAGGCTGCTGAAGCTGACTTGATGATACTAATTGCAAAGAACCCGCCAGTACAAGGACAGGATGAAGAAGATATTGAACGCCATCTTAACGTGGTAAAAAATAAGTTGACAGGCTGGCATGGTAGTGTACACTGTCAGCTTGAATATCAGACAGCGAGGTATACAGCATGAAGCTAACACTAGACGTAGAGAATACAGTCACGCATCGTGATGGTAAGATGCACCTAGACCCATTTGAGCCTACTAACTCATTGACTATGGTTGGTGTACTTACAGATCAAGGTGTTGAGCATCACTTCCCTTTTGACCATGCTGATGTACCTAGTCAAGCTGACTACCATGCGCGTGTGCAGTGGTATCTTGACCAAGCTACTGTACTCATCTGTCACAACGTGGCATATGATTTGCTATGGCTATGGGAGTCAGGGTTCAAGTATGACGGTGCAGTGTTTGATACCATGCTTGCTGAGTATGTATTGCAGCGCGGTGTTAAAGAACCACTATCTCTACAGGCTTGTGCAGAACGCTACGAGTGTGACACAAAGAAGCAGGATACCTTGAAGGAGTACTTCAAGAAAGGCTACAGCACACGAGACATACCATACAATGAGTTGTGTGAGTATCTATCTGCTGACCTTCACGCTACGCAGCAGCTTGCTGATAAGTTGTGGTATCGTCTTAATACAGAGAAAGATGCAGGTTTGTTATCTACTGTCCGATTGACTAATCGTGTAGCTAAATGCCTGACTAAGATATATCAGCGCGGCTTTGCAGTTGATCTGTCTAAGCTAGAGGAAGTTCGTGAAGAATTTGAAGCAGAAAAGCTACAGCTTACTACGGACTTACAGGCTCATGTACGTAAGGTGATGGGCGATACACCTATCAATCTTAACAGCCCAGAGCAATTGTCTTGGGTTATTTATGGTCGTAAGGTGCTTGATAAGAGTGATTGGGCATCTATGGTTGATCCGTATATGCCTGATGATGAGTTCAGACAGATGGTTGCTACACGTACACAAAGATTGTACAGGACTAATGCAGTCCAGTGTTCCACGTGTAACGGTAGTGGCTACATACGTAAGACCAAGAAGAATGGTGATCCATTCGCAAAACCTAGCAAGTGTCCTACTTGTGATACCGCTGGCTTCTTATTTAATCCTACTGATGTTCAGGCTGGCTTTAAGTTCAAGCCACCTACAGCTAAGTGGGCTAGTGCCAACGGCTTTACCACAAGCAAGGGCAACCTTGAGTTGCTTGAGGCTGGTGCTAAGTCTAAAGGTATGGATGATGCAGTTGACTTCTTATATAAGGTACGAAGACTGTCTGCTATTGATACCTACCTGTCATCGTTTGTCGATGGCATCAAGACATACACTAAAGAAGATGGTATGCTACACGTTAGCTTACTGCAGCATCGTACAGCCACAGGTAGACTGTCAGGTGCTAATCCTAATATGCAGAACATGCCACGTGGCGGCACGTTTCCTGTTAAGAAAGTATTTGTGTCACGATTTGATGGTGGCAAGATACTTGAGGCTGACTTTGCGCAGCTAGAGTTTCGTGCTGCTGCTTACTTATCACAAGACGAGGTTGCAATTGAAGAAGTTTCTACTGGATTTGATGTACACGCATACACCGCTAAAGTTATTAGTGATGCTGGTCAGCCTACGAGTAGGCAGGATGCAAAGGCGCATACGTTTGCTCCACTCTACGGCGCAACGGGATATGGCCGAACAAAAGCAGAAGCAGCATACTACGAACACTTCACAGAAAAGTACAAAGGTGTCGCAGCTTGGCATTCCCGACTGGCTAAAGAGGCTTTGACCACATCTAAAATAGTTGCACCATCAGGACGCGAGTATGCCTTTCCCGATGTCGAAAGACGTGCTAGTGGCAGGGTGTCACACTTTACACAGATAAAGAATTATCCTGTGCAGGGATTTGCTACAGGTGATATAGTACCGCTGTGTTTATTGCACATAGAATATCTTTTGCAGGGTAAAAATTCTTGCATAGTGAATACGGTACACGACAGTATTGTTATTGATGTACATCCTGACGAAGAAGATCAGGTAATCAATATCATAAACAGCACTAATGAGGAATTACCTCAACTAATAACAACACGATGGGGCATAAATTTTAATGTTCCTTTACTTTTAGAGTCAAAAATCGGCCCGAATTGGCTTGACACTAAAGACGTGGCGTGATATAACTATGGCTCATTCGCAGAAAACAAAGGAGAAATGTATGACACAATTAATGACAATCGACACTAACAACTATGCAGCTATGGCAAAAGCTATGGGTACTGCAAATGAGACTACAGGATCGTCTAAGTCTAGTCAGTTAGCTAGGTTACGCATCCATCACTCACCCATCATGGGTACTGCAGAAGTTAACGGCAAGAATGTTAACGTAGAAGTAATTGAGGGTGGAGCATACAAGCTAGAGATTCCAGATGGCCCGACTTACTATGCCTCTGGTATTAAGATGCGTCCATTCCTACAACGCTTTATGTACAAGCGTTATGTTATGGGTGATGCTAAGACACCTAATCGTTTCATCAAGAGTTTGATGACAGATGACAGCAAGATGGAATCTGATCTGAAAGATAATGATGGTGGCTTTAACTGTGGTAAACCTGC